ACTTCCTCCCGGCGGTCTTCCCGATCCCGGTGTCGTTAATTTGGGTGGTAAGTTGCCGCCTGCGCCACAAAACACGGCACTTGTTCCTCGTTTTATGCGAGGTGCTGGAGATGTTATGGGTGGCGTTATGACTTCTGCGACTGATCCTTTGCGTTATGCAGGTAAAGAAATGTACAGACAATTACTTAGCTCTGGTGCGCAACAAGATCCTGAAGTTCTTAAGCGTTTAAAGAAACGCGAAGAAGAATCTAGTCCTTGGGATATTCAATAATATGACACAAGAACAATACAAATGGCTTAAGGATAATAACTATGATCCGACCGTTTACGATGTAGATGATCAGGGTAATATCTTTGAGAATCCTATTAACGCGCCTGAGCCTCAAAGAGAAGTAATGTCTGTGCCTCGTGCATTTGGCACTTCTTTCTTGGGTAATTTGTTGCCTGCTGGAGCGGGTCTTGGTGCTGGTTCTCTTCTTGCACCTTTGGCTTTGTCCAATCCTTGGACTGGCATTCCCGCTGTGATCGCTGGCAGTATGGCTGCGGCATACGGAACAGGCAAAGGACAACAGGCTTTGTTGGAAAACTATGCGCCTGAAGCTGCCGCAGAAATGCAAAGAGCTGAGACAGATCAGCCTGTTGCTTCATGGGCTGGCGGAGCTGCTCCGGCTCTTCTAACCTTTAAACCGTCGTTTAAAGGTATCTCAGGACTGAGTGCGCCGTTGATGCGTGGTCGTGACACCTTTACTAGGTTTGATCCTGCGACAACTGCTCGGTTTGTTCCGGCGGCTGTAGACGTGGGCGTTAATGCGGCTAGTGCTGGAGCTGGTCAGCTTGTTAATATGAGCGAGGGTGGAGATTTTTCGCTACCTCGATTTGCAGCAGATACTGCCTTTGGATCTATTGTGTCTAACCCCAATGCGCTTGGTAGGCGTATGGGATTCCCTTCTTTGACTCCTCAAAGAGGTCCAGTCAATAGGCTTGATCTAGCAGGTGAGAATGCTCGTCGTGCAGATAATGCGGCATTGGCTGAAGACGTAGTCGCTTCTGATCGTGCTACAGAGTTACTGGGTAAAGAACCTTCCAGAAGTGGTCCAATGTTTGGTCCGGATGCGCGTAGATTTGAACTCGCTGAGAATCAACGTGCAATCAATGAAGCATTCGATAAACTAGGAATTGAGAAGAACCCTGAAACTATTCAGGACTTTGTCAATGATCCTATGTTGAGCAGCTTCCGTGATGATCCTCAGGCTGTGTTGGATTATGTTTCAGAAAAGACTGGGCTAAAATCACGTAGTGAAATTGAAGCTGCTGCTAATGAAGCTCGTCGCGCATCAGAAGCATTTGAAACTGAATATGCTGGAAAACCCACAGAGTTTGAGGCAAAACCTACCGAAAAACCTATTGATCCTCGTCGTGTTTCTGTAGCAGAAAATCGCAAAGCTATCGAAGAAGTTCTGGCCAAAATGAAAGCTGCTCCGCCAGAGGAGTTTCTGCAGGATCTTGCAAATGATCCAATCATTGGAAATCTTCGAGACGATCCTCAGGCATTTCAAGACTTCATTGGGCAAAGGGCTGAGAAGTATTTGGAGAAGTCTTGGCAGACGTCTATGGACGACATCAACAGGATCAGTAAGAATCTTGAAGAAGGCTTCGGCAAGGAAGAAGTTGCTGAGTTTGATCGTGCACAAGTTCGTCGTGAAGAAGCTAGGAATCTAGGAATAAAAGATATTCAGCCTGCACGAGATGCTGCTGAAGAGATTCGTCAACGCTTTCAGCGTCCTGTTGAAGAAGGACCTTCAAGGATCACACAAGAGGATCTTGATGTGGCTGCAGAGATCGCTGCTCGTCGTGGCCTCAAGCTTACGTTTGCAGATCTTAAAGGTAATCGTGGTAGGTTTCAGATTGAAACGGCTGATGGTGTTCCATTGATTGAGATTGATCCTAGTGCGGCCACGCGTGACACAGCGATTCATGAGATAGGTCATGACGTTTACGAGCGGTCAGTTGGAGAAGGAATGCGTAAAGGTCTGGTGGCTACGGCCGAAGACTCACCGGTGTATAAGGCTGAGTATGAAGCTCGAATTAACGCGCGAGATAAGGAAGGCAATCTTACTCACACTGAAACACAAGCTCGTGATATCGCGCTTGAGGAAGGTTTGATTCAGGCCTTTGGTGAAGCTTATCCTAACGTCAAGACGGGAGCAATTCGTCAATGGTTTAATGCGATAAAAGCTTCGATGAAGGATCTTGTGGGGATGAAGCTTTCTCCAGAAGATGCCTCAGCGTATCTATACTATCTGACAAATGAATCTGTGCCTTGGAAGGGTGTGGCGGTGGCGAAGGGTGGTGGTGGCGTTGAAGGTGAGGAAAGGATGCAGCGTGCACAGCAGGAGACGCCTGAGTTTAAGAACTGGTTCGGCGAGAGTAAGGTTGTCGATGCTGATGGGAAGCCTTTGGTTGTTTATCATGGGACTCCTTATGGTAAATTCTCAGAGCGCGCTGATTCTATCAATGCCACGAGACAAGATATGCTGGCGGCTCGCACTAAGGCAGAAGAAAATTGGGATGCTTCAGCTGATTTGCTTGTGGAAACGCGAAAAAAATATGGCAGATTCTCTGATAATCCAGAATCATTACGCGCTAGAGAATTATATGAGTCCGCTCTTAAAGATCTAGAGGCTGCTAAACGCAATATACCTTATGAAGAAGAACCCGGCGATGTTTTTAGATATACGCAGCAGCAAGATAGAGGTTATCTTGGTAAAGGTTTTTACTTTACGGCTAATAAAAACGAAGCTACCGGATATAGCGGAACTTCGTATAGAAATCGTGAAGCAGGTGAACAAATATCTCCTTATGTCTATGAAACTTATCTAAGTATTAAAAATCCGTATACTGGAAATGAACCTATTGTAGCACCTAAGACTGAAGCAAGTGCCGAATACAGATTAAGTGGCATTAAAGATATTGATGCACGTCAAAAAGAACAGAGTCGCATAATGCGAGAGCGTTTAATTGAATCTGGTTTTGATGGAGTAATTCGTGATTCTGGTGATGGTGTTGAATATGTAGCTTTCTATCCTGAACAGATCAAATCTGCCACAGAAAACAAAGGCACCTTTGATCCGCTGAATAAAGACATCCGCTATCAACGTCCTACAGTGGGCCAAGCTAAGGACATGGCTCAAGAGACTCTTAACCGCGTCAGTAAGTTTGCAGAGATTGATAATCTTGAGTCGCGTGGCGGTATTCATGCCGTCGTTGCAAAAGGAATGAGGGCTTTCTATGCCACGCGGAGCTTCATGGAAGGCAGGCCTCAAGCTTTTGAGAAAGCAATGTATGATTTGTCGCCTGAGCTTCGAGTGATGCTTGGTAAACATATCGGACAAGAGTTTGATCAACAGCGTTTCATTAAGCCGTCGAGCGAAATCGCTGCGGCCTATAACGAATATCGTAATGAGTGGCAGAAGTTCTGGCCCACTGAGACAAACAAAGCTGGTCATACTATCCGCGCAGCAGGAGGTCAGCGTGCGCGTTTGACTGATCCTTACTATGGACCCTTCCATATGTGGAATGATAACGTGCGCGATATCATGACTAATAAACAAGGGTCGCCTGAGTACGTTAAGTTGCAAGATGACTACATTAAGCAACACGTGCAGGCGCATCAACAACGAGGCATTCCTCTGCAAGAAGCTCAGACTCGGGCCGCTGCTGAATTTGCTGATGAAGTTAGGACCATGTCTGTGCCTTATGATCCGACCGCGGCAGGGACTTTCGCGGGCGCTCGTAAGGCGCAGGGCATTCCTTTGCCTGAATCATGGCGCGAGTATGATATCGTAAAGCTTATTAAGAGTTATGATCGCCGCTCAGCTATTGACTTTGCGATGCAGGAACACTTGGAGAGATCGCCGGAAATTATGGCGGCGTTGGGAGCTAAGACGTTCTTCAACGATCAACCGATTCCGGCGCAGATTCAAGCAGCTATTCCGAATATCTCTACGGACAAGAGTGTGCAGTCTATCTTGCGTGAGATGAGCGGTCAGCCCGCTTTTAGGCCTGATAGTGTAGGAGCGGGAGCGTCTCGTTCTATCGGTGCGCTGACTATCGGCACTGTCTCAAAGGCAACTGAGGTTCCTACGACTATGATCGCAGGGCTTCGTTATCTACAGATGAGTGATTATCTGCCGGGCACAATGAAGTTTATTGAGAAGCTTGCAGATTGGTCGGCATTGCAAGAGCGTTCTTATGCGTCTGGTTTGAATAAGCGTGATTCCTCACAGAATATGCGTCAAGTTTCTGGTGTGGCTGAGAATGCTGCGGGTTTCTTAAACAAGTTTGCAGAAAAAGTTTCTTCTGTGACTGGTTTGAATGCGCTTGAAGGTGCTGCACGTACGATGGCTCAGGGTTGGGGCGAGGTGTTAGTGCAGATCAACAAGAACAAAGCAGCAACGGGCGACAAAGACGCTGTTCGGATGCTTGACACGCTCAGTCCTGATTGGCGCACGCGTTCGGATGCAGATCTTGCTGCGCAGTTTGGTAAGCTGATGCAGGGTTCTTATGACATGACGCAGCTTCCCGCGTGGATGCTTGAGAGTGGCGCTGCGCCTTATCTGACATGGATGAAGTGGAGCGCAGGACAATACAGCAACTTCGTAAAGTTTGCAATCGAGCCTGCGCTACAGGGTAACGTGAAGCCTTTGCTTGGTCACTTGCTTATCGGTGTGATGGGTGGCGCGGCTGTCGATCAGATCCGTGAGTGGATGAATAACCGCGAAGGTCGCGACGTGAATTGGAGCGAGCTTGAGAGTTGGATGCAGCAGAATCAAGGACAGCTTGGTGCTGAGGGAATGAAGCAGTTGAGTGTGAAGCTTCTCAACATGGTGCAAAGTGTCGGCACGTTTGGTATTGCGGGCGATTTAGCTAAGATGGTTACGACGGCGTATGTTGGAGGTACGGCTCAGGGTATGGCGACTGCGCCAGTGGCGAATGCTGTGTTTGATACGAGTAAGAAAGTAGCTGCGGCATTGAAAGCGATTGACGATGGTGAAGACTTCGGCTTGGTGCTGCGTCAGGCGATGGGTGATATTGCTCAGACGCACATTCAGGTTGCTCGTGTGGGTAGGAATTGGTTGGATGAACAGGAGAATCTGCGTTATGATGATCGTCGTCAGCGTAGGTTGTTTGATGAGTTGACGGGCGCACCTACGCAAGCTGGGACGTTCTCTGTGAACTATGGGAACTTAGCTGAGAGAGCGTTTGAACGGGGTGAGATTACGGAGAAGACCGGCGAAGAGGCATTCAATCTGGTGTCGCGTGCAAGAGCAGAAGCAACATCACCAGAAGATTATGCGAGCCGGATTAGAAAGTTGAAGACTAGTCAGAATGCTATCATGCCTTCGCTGGAGAGACAGCCTATGAAAGCCGCACGCTATCTAAGCTTTGTCGAAGGCGCAGAGCCAGGAAAAGGAAGTGAGACACTAAAGCGATACTATACAAGACAGAATGAAGACAAGTATCGCAAGAGTTTGATAGAAGGAATGTCTGGGATACGATAAATTAAGACAACAAATTTAACAAAACAAAAAACCCGCTCTGCTTATCACAGGGCGGGTTTTCTTTTTTTTTTACTTACAGGATGTACCAATCTTCAGCAAACATGTCGAGCTGTGAGGGCAACCAAGGCTCACGCGCTTTGGTAATGTAAGCTACAGGTTGTATTCTTGGATACTCTATGTAAATGTAAGGTACTGTCATTTTACTATGAGCATCAGGCGTCTGCACCTGTAGGTATATTTGATCATTAGACCACCAAACACGGGACACACGTCGCCCGTTCTTCAACGCTTCCAGTGCTTGCTGGAAGTTTAGTTCTGTTGTTTTTTCCATGTGTTTAGTATTGTTGTTTCTCTTCTTCTAACTTCTTCATCACTATCCCACCGCCACAGGCCGCATAGCCTGCGAGATCATGCCAGTTCTCAAGGTTGTCTATGTTGTTGATAAGGCGCGAGACTTTGAACAAGCACATCATCGCGGCCACATCCTTCGAGTCGATAGGTCCGTTGAGATATGAACTCCACAGCGACGCAATCACCTTGAAGTTATCTTCTGCATCCCCGTGCGTCACGTTGCGATCTCTACACACCAAGCCTTCTACGACCTTGAGAAACTCTTGGCGGCGTTCTACGTTACTCCTTTCACTTTGCGACATATTGTTCAACTCCTTCTAGTCTGATTAGTTTGATACGATCCATCGTGACTAGATCATCTAGCACACGGCGGAGTTCGTCGGGTGTCTTCAGTGCCTGATAGAACCTGACAAAGATTGATTTCTTGGTTGTGCCTTGCGTTGTCTTGATGTAGCGCCAGATATCTTCTGAGATCTTTGCGCTCTCGTTGCGGCCCATTCCTACGAAGGGAATGTGCATATCCTTTTCGAGACGTGCAAGATGGGCTGTGGCTTCTTCGGTATCTTCGCGTGTGATGATCATGTCCGTCGTGCGGGCAAAGTGTACGGCGAACAGGATCTTCTGATGATGGAGATTCTTGCGGCCATAATACTCGTCGAGCATCGGATGCTTGTTCGTGTGGACTGAGGAAGGATTAACTTCGAAGTGTTCGTGGATGTATTCTTTGGCCTCGTCGTTTAGAATGACAGGTCCATAGAGCTTGTTGAGTTCCCGAATGTAAGACTGCAGGCGAGCTTTCGCGGCCTTCTGTTCCTCCGAAAGCGGAGGAATGGAATATAGATGGAAACGCTTCTCGATTCCATAGACGATAATCGTACGAGCCATAAAGCCGTCAGAGAGAATGTCTTGATTCTGTAGACTTTGAAACTTGCCGAGTGTCGTGTTGCCCAGCAGGCTGATACACATATTTGTGCAGAAGTCTGTATCGCTGTGCTTAAGTTTTCGGACGTACTTCTTTCCACCGTTATAAGCTTCGAGAAGAAAGTCGGAGAGTTGTTCTGCATTTTTCTTAAAGATAGATGTTAGCTCGTCGAGGATGAAGACGAGAGAGCTGTGATGATAGGCTTTGCGTCTGTTCTGTTCATCGACATAACGATGGAGATAGGCGACCTTTGAAGTCTCCATTGTGAATTGCTCGAAGGTCGTGCTGTTGGGCGCGATATAGATAAGAGGCTGTCGTGAGCCTCCTCGTGTGGACTCTGCGTCCTCGCCGAGAAGATCGGCCGCGAGATCGTTCTCGGGCGACTTGATATCGGCAGGGATTTCGAGTAGGTCTTTCATCGGAGTCGTAATGAGCGACTTGCCCGCCGAAGCAGGTCCGATGAAAGCGATGTATTGATTGGGAAATACTGCGTGAAAGTCTAAGTCTCCAAACCAAACGCGCCTTTGAAGGGCGGCACCGATCATGAAATAGAATGCAGCGTCGACAAAAGGCTGCGGGCTTTGTACGTCCTTTGTGTACAAGCACCAGTCTTCATATAGGCTCATGTAAGTAAGCGAGTCTCACAGAGTTCTTACGGATTTGTAGTGTGGTTATTACGTCGAAACCTTCTAGCTTTTCAAAGTTCGGATCGAACTCGCTGGGCAGGTGAGTCTCGTGTACAATAACGACCGAAGGCGGCGGCAGGTTAGGCGGCCACTCTTTGATCTTCTCGCGGATCGCATTCACGATCTGAGTTATTCGGTCGTTCGTCTGGCGCATAAATCGGAGGGAGCTTTTATTGGGCCACTGTTAAGGTAAGTCTCTCATGCCTTGTGGATTAGAGGCAGAGAACTTTCCCCAGTTCTTTCCGGCTTGGGCTTCTGATTTCATAGTGAAGTTCATTCCATCTCGGCCGGTGAGAGATATTGCGAGGCATTCCTGCATGTGCTTCGCTGTTGTGCCGATATCATTATCGAGTACCAACGCCAGAAAAGAGTCATGTTTATTGTTAATCGCCGGTAGCGTATTGCTTGGGCGTTCTCTGTTATACCGATTAATCGCGGCGTGAGTGATACAGCCCACGGTGGATTGAGGAATCCATGAGATGCCTTCCCTGATATAAGAGTCAGTAATAGTTCTCTCGAACCGACGCGGATAGTTAAATAGATTCCGGAGCTCACGTTTAGCTCTAATGTTAAATTCAATTTCATCTTGCCATTCTATGATTTCGGGGAACAGTGATGCGAAGAATCCGAGGAATGTTTTACATTCTTGGAGGGATAGAGTCAATGTGCCGTGACTTTGTTTGAGTGTCTGAAGCTGGAAGGTCCGCTCACGCATCCTATAAGAGGAAGCATGGCAGACCATCTTGCCGATTTTGTATTCTTTATCGCTGGATTTGATTGCCTTGTCGAGAGGCTTCCAGTCTGGCTCTTGTCTTAGCTCGCTCGGCGATAGGGATTTCCAATAGCTCGGACTTTTTCCGGCGAGAGGCCAGATGTTTTGCATACTCTCACAGAAGATATGCAGCGCGATGAAGGTATGGGGCTTGATACCCACGCTGAAGAGCTCTCGGTATTTGCCGGGGCGTGTGAGATAGGCTACGATGAGAGCCTCTGCGCCGCTTTGGTCGCACTGGACGAAGCTCATGCCCGGCGGTGCGATATAGATATCGAGAGCTTCTTTGTCTGGATTTTGTAGGTTAGCTCCGTAGTTGCCCAAGAATTGGCCAGAGGCGAGGCGAAAGCTTCCTGTGCCCGCCACTTTAAGAGATGTCAGACAGTGGATATGTGGTTGTTGAGGCATATGTTAAACGTCGTCACGCCATCCAATAAACGACGCATTGAACGGGCGACCGTCGTCTGTGAGGTTGAGATACTTGATCGTTGCTTTCTTTTGGAAGTGATAGTTAGGTGCAATATACTCTTCGCGTTCCTCGTCGGTGAAGCCCGTCCCGACCTCAAAGCTTACGCCCCTTGAAGTGATGAACTTAAGTGCGCCTAGCTTACCTTTGCACTTACCTTCCGTCGAGACGACGCGCCCAATGCATTCGAACTCGTCGTCGAGAAATGCCTTGCGCTTCTGCAGGTTCATCGTCGGGCGGTCTTTCTCGCCCTGCGGCATATAAGAACCGAACACGCTCTTCAGCATCTGGCCTTCGTAGTTGAGGGCGAGATACTTTTCATAAGCCTTATCGAGATCAATGCGTGACTTGCAGATTTCCCAGTCTACGAGATACATTCCGGCCGATAAGTAATCGTCGCGGAGAATCTTGTCTAGCATAAGCATACGCGTCATGGCGTTGAACTTAGGCTCTACGATGTCGAATGCGTTGAAGGTTATCTTATGGGCATTAGGGCCGGGATGTATGCGAGTGACTGCCACTGCGCTATTGATAGCCTGAAGGCTCATGCCGTGACAATACAACTCGCCGTCGATGATGTAGTCTGTCTTTGGCGGAACGATGTGCGCGAGGACCAAATCATTCCACCGCTTGCCGTCTCGTGAATAAAAGCCTTGGCCGGGAAGATACATACATCTTAGGCCGTTAAGCTTTGGCATTGAGATCACGTGGCCAAACTTCGATGCGTCATACACATTAGCGCGCATGAACGAGGCTGCGATTGATTCGTCTTTTATTTTAATGTCTTGCATAATTTTAATATTCCCAAATCCACTGTTGAAATCCTAGCATACCCTTAAGCTTCACCATACGACGCATCTCGAAGATCACGTCGATGGCTACGTTCTTAGGGTGTTTGATCTTGATCTTATAGAGCGCATCCCCGGCGACAGAGGGTGCGCCTTTGTCTGTTGTCTTTTCTGGTTTATATCTTAGCTGCTGATGGAGATACTTAACGACCTGATCCGGACTGCCGGGATTGAGGTCGAAGCCAACGAGGATCTTGAGGACCCTGTTAAGTTGCTTATAGCGTTCTTCACATCGTCTGACTATATACCCTCTTTTAACGGGATCGAAGTGCATTCCGTGGAGAGACATGAAGGCGTAGTCTGCGAGGGATCGACTAGCTTGATCGACAGAGTCTTGAAGTCCAGCGTCGTTTCGGCAGACTTCAATCTGACCGTAGTAAATCTCTCGGAGGACAATAACGTCTTTAACATTGTAAGCGCGGAGCTGCTCAAATTGTGCTCGATTGCGAGGATCAAAGTTCCCTGCTTCATCTTTGTGGAAGGGTCGGTTAGAAAAAAGCGTTGTTTGATGGGCCAGAGACTTTTCAGCCTCCGGAAAGATTCGATGGCCTGCGACCATGGTGTCATAGATATCATGGCCGAAAGGAATCTTGTAGAAGGCGGCGAGAAAGCATAGGTCAAAGAGGGCGTTGTGTATGACGACTCTGCGTTTCTTTAGCTCTCTTATGAACCGCGCAAAAAATACAACGCCAACGTTAAGATTGCCTCCCCAATCATAAACAGGGATAGAATAAACAGGAGACGCTCCGCACGCGATCGCAAGACAGGTGAGCGTGTTCGTCTTGGGGTGAGTCTCAATGTCGAAGAAGATTGGACCTTCGTGGTCGAAGACACTTGTGCATTGGTCTGCTCGCTGGCAGTTGTAGACTTGGGGTTCAGGTTGAACTTTTTGCGGGTCATAAGTTAGGAGTTTCTTGATGTCTTGGGCGAACCAGAAAGAATAGTTACTGCGCTTCGTGGGGCTTGTGCTTTTGCCGTCGTCTTTGTCTAGCGCATCTTCATTGTCATTATCTCCATCCAAAGCATCTTCCATAGCCCATGCGTCAACACAGTCTTGCGGCCAATAGGTTACGATGTATTGGGTCTTGTTGGCTGAGGTATAGACTACGCCGCGAAAGGCATCGAGGGTTTTATCTTTGGCGAGCGGCAGATAATCTAGGGCTTTGGCTCCGGCAAAGATGATCTTCTTGATTCCGCTTGGCTTGTTGGAGTTCTTGAAGAAGTCGTCTGCAAAGGTTACAAAAATAGCAGATGGATTATCCAAGTCAAGATTATGATGAGCCAACACAGAACGAACAAAATCTCCGGCGGGTCCGAGAAGGATGCCGTTGTTTTCTTTATCAAATCGCGAAGGTCCATGGAGTACGAGGGCTATCATTAGGTGGTTAATTTTAGAGAAAATAAAAGGCAGACTTTATCCGGTCTGCCAGCGGTGCGATTGGGGATATGTCTTACAAAAGAAACCTCTTAGAAAGTCTCGCGGTCTCTCTAAGAGGCGCATGTCTACTCGATAGTAACCATTCTATCTGATAGACTTAAAATGCAGACAGGAGAGAGGCAACGCCTTTGACCTGCGAGAAATCAAACTGAGTGTTGTATCGCTTGATGATAGCCTCACCGTTCTCGTCGCGCTTGGCGAACTTGATATCGCGGCTGTTGGAGGGATCGTCGCTGACATACTCGGGCTGAGACTGAACGAGCATATTGAAGGCGTGACCTTGCAGAGTGGACAGAACCTCAGCCACATCTACGTCGGAGTAATCTTCGGGGAGATTGTCATACAGACCGACAACCTGCAGCGGCGCGGCAAGAAGCTCAAGCGCAGAGTCCACGCCGTTCTTGTTCTCTAACATGATGTACATATTGCCCTTCGAACCGAGGGTCTTATAGGTTGTACCGTTGGCGATAGCAGTCTCGGGCGCAACGATCTCGCACTCACAGACAACCATCTTGAATCCCTTACCGCTCTGGCGGGTCTCGGTGCGGTGGACAAGAACCTTGTACACGTTGGCGGGGATGAATCCGATCTTGACTTCAGTACCTTTTTTCATTTTAGTTTTGTTTGTTTGTTTGTTATTGACTAACACTATCACCGACAAATGGGGAGGAGCTTTCTGTGGGCCAATTCTTAAGGCTTCAGAAGTTCTACTGCTACTTTGTTCAACGCCTTGACTACGCAATTCTCCATGGGATTAGGCAAGCCCCAGAAGATAGGAGTCTTCGCGGTGGTCACGCCGTCGGTCTGCGTGGCGAAGAAGTATTGGATTGTGTCGCTGCCTTTTTCCTTCTTAGCATAGACAGACCACACAGCGAGGCACTCAGACTCGATGCCTTTGTTTGCCCACTCTTTACCTTGGACATAGAGACGGCGGCGAGTTGTCATGCTGCCATCGAGGCCTTGAATAGGAACGATCTCTTCGAGGCCAGTGATGATCACGGTTTTATCCAACGACTTGAGGTTAGTACACAACGCTTGAATGCCATCGTTGTAGTTCTTCCAGATGTCAAAGCCCTTGTAGATTTGTTCACATTTAACTTGCAACTGATCAATCGCGGCGGTGATAGAGTCGATCACGACGAGATCTTTCGTGGTGTCTTTCTTCAGCTTGTTTAGCTCGACCGTGAGCTTATCATAGCTGTCGATCGGAACGACGAGCTTGTCGTCGCGCACACGAAAGGGCATACCTTTTCGCTCGGCATCGAAGATGACTGTGCGCGCGGGATCTACGTTGCGGAAGGATGTAGACTTGCCGCAACCACTCGGACCCACGAGGGCGATTAGGGTTCGTGGCCATTTAGGATTTTGTTTTTCTACAGGGATTGTTTCCATATGTTTTATTTTATTTTACTCACCAAAGTAGAGGCTGATACTTAGTTATAGAACACTCCGACAAAAATAGTTCAAGCTGCACGGCGTTCTGTGCAAAGCAGATACGCTTGAAAGGACAGCTCGGGCAGGCATTGCAAGCCTTGCCGCTAGGCGGCGGGAGCTTATCGTGGGCCAAGGCTTCGTTGATATCGTTGGAGAATGTGTCGATCTTATCTTTAATCTCGACCCCAAACTCTGTGAGTTGCTCCTCAGTGAAGCTCCAGTCTGGGCCAAGCCTCCACGCTGGGGCTGGCAGAGAGATCTGTACGATCAAAGTGCGGATCACCATGCGGCGATACCATGCAGAGTTTGCATAGTTGATATCGTCGCGGAAGATATCATAGGCAAACTTGTTGAAGATATAGTAGTAGAAAGAAAACTGCGTGTCGCCTTCATAGCCCGCGACTGCGTCTTTAAATGCGTACTTGCGTGTGGTCTTATAGTCGGTGATCTGAACGATCCCGGCGGGCGTTACAGATAGCACGTCTACTGTGCCCATGTATGCGAAGCCCGGTCGGTCGACGACTGGGATGTTGAAGTGAAACTCAGCTCCTCGATTGTCTCCGAACTTTAGAGGCTGTGGGAGAGAAGACAAAGGCGCAGCGGTTAGGGCTTTGCGAATCTGATCTTGATCCTTTACTGGAAGGTTCTTCTCCTTCGCCGCTTTGAACGCCTCCATACAGGCATCTTGCCACTTCTCTCCGCTGCGATCAAAGGCTACGTTCTCTGCGAACTTATGGATGATCTTGCCGACGGTCAAGGCGGTGATGTCTTCGGTGGGCTTGAGGCCGAGGAAGACTGTGAAGAACCAACGGCGCGGACACGCTGAGATCTTTAGGCCAGAAGCGTTGATTGGAATGACAGAGGGAATGCCTTCGTTCGGCAGATCTTTATAGGATAGTTTCATTGAGGATTTGGGATTTGTATAACACCGAATAGTGAGATTCGTCGTTGAGGTTTTGAGGATTGCTTACTGTTTGTATCACTGGCACCCAGGCATTCGTTGCCCCGATGAGGTTATACATATTCACACCGCCGATTTGTTTGTCAAAATTTCTACAGAAATCATTATAACTTCGCGTATGTGTGAAAAAATATTTACATCGCGTGGCAAGTTTCAACAAGCAATAGATCACTTCATTAGGTGGCATGTGTTGCATTACTGTCACCTCATAGAGAAGATCATATTTATCGGAAAGCTTATTCAGATCATCAAACAATAGATTCTTAACCGGAGTCCGCATAAGCATTTCAGGCAGATCATATCCGTGAACTACTCTAAATAGTTTCTGAAGATAAGATTGATTGCGCCCAAAGCCCACTCCGAAATCGAGAACTTTATCTGTTGCATTTATATTTTTGAGAAAAGAAAATATCGCTTGATCAATTTCTTGATGGCTAGTATATGATTGCGTTATTGTGTTCCAAGAAACATGAAGATTTTGTGCGATTCCATCATGCGTAGAATTTTTTATAAAGGATTGCCAACCGTCTTTTTGAAAGTTTAGATTCATAATTAAAGGAGAGGGCTTTTTAGGCTAACCCCAAGCCAAGATTATTTTTTGAACTTAAAGTTCTGTGTCTGATTGATGATGGCTTGAACGTCTATGCCTTTAAGCAGAGGGTCGTTAAGGAGCGAAGCGAGATCGGTGCCGGTCGGGCGTGTATGGGGAAAATGCTGAAGGAGAAAGCGTTCGAGTTCTTTGTCTGTCATCTCTTCGACTGGCTTTGGTAGGCCGAGAAGGAGATCGAGTTCGTTGAGAGATTGATTGCTCATAGGTTATAGAACAATACAACAAAGTTTCTTGTGAATGATGAAGGTATCTGTTATATCCTTGCGAGCTTCTTCTGGCGTGGGATATAGCATACCTGAGAACCACTGTCCGTTCATGCTGTATTGATAGCAATAGAAGTAATGCTTCTTTGGCGCTGCGCGTTCTTCTTCTACGACGGTGGCGTTGATGGGGATCTCATTGGTGGTTTCTATAGTCTTCATATAGGTTTGTAAATCTGTCCGCTCTTTGTCTGATAGTGCTCGGGAGTTTAGCAAGAGTGTAATCTCTGCGGGCGTAAGCTGTAAGTCCAATATTCCACGCGGCGTAAACATCCCGTGGGTTTGGATGCTTGGTTCCTTGGGCGAGGCAGAGCTTGAGTTCAAGCCAGCATAGATGCGCCTTAGCGCAGCGCCTCGCTTCTGCTGGAACATGGCGCATATCTTTCTCGTCAGGGAAATGCTGTCGCCAGACGGCGCGTTTGATTTGATAGCGTGAGAGTTCACCGTGTCGGCCTTTGGCTTTGTCATTGTCGTTGCTTTCGATTTGGCTGATCGCCCTTAATTTAGCATCGAAGTCTTGATGCAGCGCAATGAGTGTTGTTTCCGTGGCGAGGATTGTTATGGCTAGCATAAGAGATTTCATAGCGGTGGCCAGAAGTAAGGTAGATTGTCTGGGACATTTGGAAAGTGTGGTCTGTAGTAGTCTGCTTTCTTGCGGATCAGATTACTCTGATGCGTCTTGTGTAGATAAGACCCGAGCCAATGAGGCTGGATGACGTAAGGATATGTGAGAATCTCTTTCTCGAAATGAGGGAGTAAGCTGTCTTGATAGCCACGGCGGCGTGCTTCTTGACAGATCTTGATGGAGTACAGACAGAGCCACGCTGGATAGTTTTTAACCATCTTGACGGCGGGATGACTGCGCCAGCCAGTTGACTTGCCTTGGATTGTGTTGAGAATTTGATAGCTCTCGACCCTTTGTTTCATGAGTCGCTGGGTATCTAGCACGCGAGCAGACTGTTCGATGTCTGCGTAGGGTAGGAAGATTTGCATTTTGTGGTTGTGTTTTATTTATCACTCCAGACCCTTCAACATCTCCTCACTCATCTTCATCGCGATGAGTTCGGTGGGCGTGGTCTCGATGATGATTGTGTTGTCCTGCATGGCGAGTTGACGGGCGAACTTCTCCGCACTTGAAGTATAGTTCTGCCAGCTTGCCTGTGATCCGATCTCGCCGCTGTTGACGAATGAGATGATCTCTTCGCGGAAGATCTCTTCGTTGAATGTAAAGGGATCTTCATCGCTGCCGCCCATCAGCGGAGTCATTGCGTCGAGGATATTATCCACAGGTTCGACGAGTTCGATGATGAGGTTGACTTTGCGCACAGAGATCTGGACTTTCTCGGAGAGCTCAGACACGAGAGGGATATCGTCTTCGTGGATTTGGCCACGAAGAATCCCTGCGCCCTTGTCTACGAGGAATGCTTTGCCCTGTGACAGGCGAGCACGTACAGTTTGAGGCTGCTGTCTTAGCGTGAGTGTGTTGATTGTAGCTTTCTTAGAAGGGATCTTACTCAACTTCACGACCATCTGCGCGAACTGAATCGCGTGCTTTAGATCATAGTATGGCCAGCCTTGCTTGCGCTCGGTCTTGTTGAGTAGATGGTCGGCTTGCTTCATCAAGTCGACTGGGTCGTGTTGGGGTGGTGGATTTGTTGGGGTGAATATGTTCATTGTTGGTTTTGGTTTTCTTTTCTTCCTATCTCTTCTCCTTTAAGAATAACTTCTACTATACATACGTCTCCATAGTCAGCATGCTCACGGAAGAGTTCGATCTCACGTTCCAGCCGCTTGATGCGCTCCTTCAAACCACGCACCACAGCCACTCCCTGCTCGACATCATCGGTTCCTAGCAGTTCGCGGAACTCCTCACGGAGCTTGTAATGCTGATCAGCCTGTCGTCGCGCCGTGTCGCGCTCTGCGATGAGTAGGCGGATACGATCATTGGCCGCGTTGAGTTCGCGTTCCATTCGCTTCATCTCAACAGTAAATTCATACACTGAGTGCGTAGTTTTCCATGCCTTATCCGTCCTCGGTGTATCGCTGACCAATTTGTTGACGTCACCAATATGGTTCACGGCTTATCCTCCTTGGCTTTGCGCCATTTTGAAACAGTGTGCTGCACGGCATCCAACCGCTCATCGCGCAGCCATGCCTCCATCTTATCCCCCGCCTCCTCCAGCCGCTTGATGCGGTGATTGGCTTCGTTTAGTTCCTCTTTCGCCTTGTCCACTCCACGCTTCTCCGCTGTCGTCATCAGTTCATGTTGAAGACTGATTGTTTTGTTGGCTTCGTTGAGTTCGCGTTCGAGTTTCAGGCCTTCAGTTAATAGATATGATTCAGTGCAATCTTCCTGTGCCTTACGAAGCGCAAGGTTCATCCTCGGGGTGTCACTCATTTGCACTCCCTCGCTCGCAGCATGGCGTCGGCTATTTCATAAGCCTTACCAGATGCATTCTCTAAGCCCCATCCTCTGACAATCAATGCCTCTATCGCCTTACCGGCAAAGTAGTCTCTCATTGAGATACCATGGTAATTGATTGATGGAGTAATTCCGTCCCATTGCGTTTTATGTTGAAACGCCGGTCCTCCGTCACTGACCATTTTGTTGGTGTCACCAATACGGTTGCTCATTTCGCCTCCTCCACAATAAAATCAAAGTTCATTTGCCAACTATCACTCAGTCTGTTATATGTTTCCTTACCTATCTTCCATGTTCTTGGATCTCTTTTAGATTTGGTATGTCTACATTGTATAGTTACAGTATCCATATCTTTGAACGCCTTGTTTCTTAGCGTGTGATCGGGCGGCAGTTCATGCAGTTTGTATAGCATATTCAGGTAGTTCTAGTTCTCCGAGTTCTCTCTTTAGGAGAAGGTTTCTTAGAGCTCGAACATTCCCAAAGGAGAATGTCTCGTCGCCGAAGTGTTCGCGCTCGCCAATCGGTGTCCAGTTTTCTTCTGTGATGATAGCCGAGGCCACGCAGCGGATCTCTTGTACTCCACGATCCTTCAAGCTGAAGGTCTTCAAGCCGAGTTCGTTAATGCGGAAGTAAAGATCCTCTCTGAAGCTTCCTTCCTTTACCATCTTCAATAGGTCACGATTTGTAGCGAACACGAAGCGACATTGAATAGGTACAGGATCGACAGCCCCGACGGGCAAGACGGTCTTATCCTGCAGCACACGAAGCAACTTTGCTTGATGCGCCAGAGGCAGCTCGCCTATCTCGTCGAGGAACGCAGTGCCCTTGCCAACTGCGCGGAGGAAACCCACGTCGCCTCTGCTCTTTGCGCCGGTAAAGGCACCGGGCATATAGCCGAATAGCTCGCTTTGGAATAGCGTGTCCGTCAAGCCAGCCATGTTCATAGCCTTGAGAGGTTTGCGTTTGTGAGATAAGATACGCGCTACGAGTTCCTTGCCTGTACCACTTGGCCCTTCTATCAAGACGTTGTATTTCTGAAGCCCCTCTTCGGCGTAGGTTATTGCGGCCGTTAGCATACGCTTGGTCGCTGGGTCTTGCGTGGCATAGCATGATGCGATGCTGTGGATACTACTATCCTTCAAGGCATCGCCTGTGATCTTCAACACATCCTTGCGGATGTTATCGAGGAAGCTGTCGGCGGCTGTGGTATTGAGGACGTTTGCGTGGATGTTCATTTAGTTTTAGTTTTTGTTTTACGTTTACGATAGATAGGTGGCAGCGGATCTCTTAGCTTATAGGCTAAGATAGCTTTGCGTGTCAGCATCAGCTCATCCTTCTTTAGATAAGCCTCGTCAAGCGATCCGACTTTGTGCTTTGGTTTGTACTGCTCGCTTTGTTGAACGTTACTCATCTTCTTTTTAGTGCTATGATTTCATTCTGTAGCTTGAAGATATTGTCGGCGGCCTTGGTGAGTTGATTAGTTAGTCTTAAGATTTCTTTCTCAAAGTATGCACGATCTCTTGATTCTTTCTTGAGGTTACTGATCGTGCTCTTAGCCACGCCGAAGTGATCGCCGATCTGCTCTTGTGTGAGGTTGGGATTGTCCATGATATACTGTATGATGAAAGCCCGCTCTGCTTTGGTGAGGAAATAGGTATCGCGTTTCATTGTTGGGCTGGACATATTATTTATTCTTTATTTGTTTCTTGAGTTCTGCTATTCTGTCTTGGAGGATTTCTTTTTCTTTCATTAACCGCGCAATCTTTATCTCATAGCGTTCATACTGATCTGGCCTGCGATGGGTGTTAGAGATGATGGTGCGAGACACGCCAAAGTGCGCTGCGATCTTCTCTTGTGAGAGTTCGGGATGCGCTATCACATAATCCTTGATCTCTTTCTTCTGCTCGATCGTGAGATAGTAGTTCTTGCGGCCTATTGGATTGTTCTTTTTTTCGTACATATTGTTGGTTAATTGTTAGGAGTTTCTTCAGAGTCATCATCATCGTCATCGTCGTCGGCCTCGATCACGCCGGAGGATTCCTTCGCGGCGAGGTCGTCTTCTGTGAGCTTGACTATGGCGGCTCGCTTGCGGATAGCTATCTCTAACTCTCCGGCGAGGTCTACGTTGGATGAGCCAATCGCATCTACACTTTTAAGTTTGCGTGCAAGCTTAGGTGCCATATGGTCGCTGAGGATTGTGCCTTCAGGGACATAGATCTCTTGTGTTGTGTCTGTCAGGGTGGTGATTCGCACGCAGCGACCAAGAGCCTGTGCAAATTCCTCTGCCCAATAGGTCATCGTGCTCATGACCTTGCGGGGTTTAGTGTGCTGATAGCGATGATCCAGTGAGATGCCTGTGCCGCCGCTTGACAAGGTATAGATACAGAACTCAGTCGCACCATTGAGAAAGTCTTGCACGTTCTCGTGTCGTTCCTTCTGGTTCTGATTGTGTAGCTTCATCTCTCGTAGCTTCTCATTGCGCTGAGCGAATGCATCCTTCGTCATCTCTCGGAAGATACGCTCTGAGGTGTACTTAATTCCCTTGTGGAAAGCGCGGAACTCTTCCTTCGTGATGCCGATGTCTTCTGCCTTAGGCTTGCGCGCTTCCTCTTGGTTGTCGAGAATCCACATACCCATCTTGGCTGCGATCTCTGCGGCGCGGGTTTCTGGCAAGAGATCTTCTATCTTGATCTCTCGATTGCCACCCCAGATGAGAGAGATCTTTTTCTGTGTGAGATTCTTGCTCTTGAAATACTCAGACTCACAGAGCTTCATCACTAGCTCCTTGAGAGTCTCGACGAAACGAATAGCAATGACTGGCGCATAGCCATTTTGATGGGCATGAATTGCATCAGCGACCCACGTGTCTACGGTGGCAAGCTCGGCCGCTCGGGCCATCACCATGAAGGCAACCATGACTTGACCTTGTGGATCTATTGAGCGGCCTGTGCGTTCAAGAGATTCAAGATAGTTCTTCATGGCATTCTTCATCATGTTCTGATTGATCGGATCAGTGATCTCAAAGAGCTTGACTTTGTTGAGAGCCTTGACCTTCTGCGGATCGCCCGGTGGCTTGACGAAGCGGTCGCCGAGAGCTGCGCCCCAGCGTTCGAGGGCGGCAGCATTTGCACTGCGCGGATCTGCACCCAGCGTGAGAGTGCGAGCGAACTCTGGGAATGTCTCTCTGTTTATGGGCCGTGCGCCATAAGACACGCCCATTGCGAGTGTCATGAACATCGTGTCCCACACTGTGACGGCGGGCGTGGCTGACGTGAAGACCCACTTGATAGATGGGAACTGAAGGAATGCGTCGAGATATTTAGTTCTCTTGCTCTTCTCCTTCTTGATCTCTTGACACTCGTCGAGAATGATGAGTCTTGGAGCGGCGCTCTCGGGCAGGTTAAAGCGTACGACCTTAGTCGCTTGCCCGAAGATCTCTATCGTTTCTTCTTTGAAGAAGTTACGGTTCTTCGTGGAGAACACTTCGTTGTATGACCACACATCTACGGCAAGACCCACAGCTTCGAGACCTAACTTCTTGAGTGTCTCTCTGAAGTCTAGCACGACAGACTTCTTCGTGATGATTAGGATGGGCGGAAAGAGACCGAGAAAGTTACAGAACTTTTTAGGGTCATGCTTCTGTAGCCACAGTGCAAGGCCTGCTGCGATCCAGCTCTTGCCTTTGCCTGTGCCGAGAGGAACAAGTGCGCCTCTTTGATTGTTGTTGTAGAGCACGTCGAGCAATGCGCCAATGGCTTTCTTTTGCTGTGGTTTAAAATCTAAACCACCCGGAAGCTTGATGTCGATGGCTGTGTATGTTCTGCGTTCTCTTAAGGCTAACTCTTCCGCGAGGCGAAGAGCTTCCTTCTGCTGGCGCGACGGGGCAGCGTTGACCCAGCCTTGTAGAAACCCCAACAGCGTGGCATAGTCTAGCTTGACGGTTGGGATTGTGGCGAGGCTTAGTTCTTTCTGTAAGAAGTCCCAATCATAAGCTTCCTTGCGGTATAGATCAGTGAGCTTCTTGGCTTGCGACCGGGCGGTCGTGAGGGCGGTCTGCTGTAGGCGATCCTCGTTGCTTGTATAGGTAGGCTCTGTAGATGGGGCTTTTCTTATCCCCGTCGGTGTTGAGAATATGTTCATGTTATAGATCCATTAGCTTCGCGATCACTTCTTCAGCGTTCTTGAAACCATATGCGGTTGGCGTGCGGCTGATGAGAGATACGTACTCGCCGAAGACAATGCTCTCTGCTGTGGGTTTGTCAAGCTCTGTGTATGAGCGATTGATTGCATCGCGTTTGTTGAGAAGTGGCGTTAACTTTTTCTGAAGCGCCATCATTTGATCTTCAAGATCCTGTCTCAACAGGACGTTCTTCTTCGTGGCTTTGTCCATCTTGTTCTTCAGCCGGGCTGCTTCCTTCTGGCACTTGTTCTGTAGTTGTTTGTTCATGGTTATTTAGTTTATCTATGACACCGCGAGTGTCTACTATCTTGATGACTTCTTCGATTGGAAAGTAACAGTTGATATTGTTGAACGCACCCTTGAGTGCGTCGTTGAGCTGTCGGGATTTTGTCAGATAGACTTCTTCGCCTTGGCTTGTGATTGCGATGGCAACTTCTGTTGCTTTCTGCCGGGTGAAGAGCTTAGCTTTGGCGAGTGCGTCGCCGATGAGTTCGATGCGCAAGGCTTCTGCTTTCTTGAGGATATAGGATACATCAGAGGCAAGGTGGCTTGCACGTAGCGTCTTTCTGCGTTCGTCGGATAGGTTCCATTCGGTTGCATCCCACACGACGCTGTATGATAGTCCGTCTTCGTCGATTCTCTGAATATGGATATGCTCACCTGCGCAGTGAGCTTTGACCCAGTCCGCTGTTTCATTTGAAGTAACAATCGCATGGGCAAGATTATTCCCTGGAGTTCTTCGGATGAAGTTACTGCGCTCTGTATCGACATGACAGGCACAGGATGGGAACAACAATCCCCAGAGTTGATAGGTGTTGATTTGTTTTTCATCTTCGTCATCTGTGTTTTCATTTGGTTGAGTTTGTGGAGGCATAGACTTTTCTTAGGTGACTTGGTTGAATGCCTAGCTCTGCTCTGTACTTTGCGATGGTGCGCCGGGCGATTGTATTTTTGAGGAGAACGAAGATCTCTTCGTCGCTTAGGGGCCGTGATTTATCCTCACAAGCGATGATGTCTACTATCTGATTCTTTACACTGAGGTTAGACTGCATAGTGTTTTGTTCATGGTTTATTATGGCTGAGGTGAAGAAGAAGCGTAGTTCATAGTTGCCTCGTGGCGTGCTGATGTACTTGTTATGGACTGCGCGAGATACTGTGGTTTCATGGATCTCACAGACGGTGGCGATCTGCGCCATGATAAGCGGCCTGAGATCTTTGATGTCGCCGGTCTTGAAGAACTCTTGTTGATAGTCTACGATTGCTTTCGCGACGTTGTAGAGTGTGCTCTGTCTCTGCATGATAGACCTGATAAGAAACTTCCCGGCCTTTACCTTTTCGCGGATGTATTCTCTCTCGCCGGGCGGTAGCTTGTCGAGATAGTAGAGAACGCTTTGATTGATTTGAAAGACAGGCAATCGTTCGCGCGGGATATCTATCGTGCCGTCTTTGCGCAGAAAGATCTCTGGATCTTTGGGCTGATAGATAGATGTCGTGAATTCTGAAGCTGGGTTGTAGTTGAGCTTCGCGAGTTCCTTGTAGAGGTTCTCGATTGTGGTATAGGTTTCGTTGTATTTGCGGCTTAGGAGAGGGATCTGGCGACGAGTGAACAAGTCTTCGTCGTCTTGAAGTATTCGATATGCGAGACTGTCTGGTGAGAGCTGAAGACACAAGCAATCAGCTAGACCAAGCGCACCGAGGCCGCGAGGTTCGAGAGTGCGAATGAAACGCAAAGCATCACGTTGAGGCGTAGTCAATGAGTCAAGCTCGCCTGTGTAGAAACATCTGTCGTCGAGGAGATGTATTACTGAGATGTCGTGACCGGCAACGAGAAGTTCTCTCTCTAAGTATTCTTCCAGCGTATCCGACCGACCGGGATTATTCTCCAACGGAAACTCCTCTACGGCGGGAATAGGATAGGCAGAAGTCCACTGCATATCTTCCGGCAACTCTGCCTTGTCATTGCGAAAGAGAATGTCTTCTTCGCTCATGTCCTTGTCGAGAAGCTCTACGCAAGGATTATCGTTGATGAAGCTGGTCATCAACGCGTGCAAGTCACAGAGCGGTGCTTGTAGAAGCGCGAGGCTCTGTTGAAGTTGCGGACTGAGAACTAAACTTTGATTCTGGTGTATGTTTAGAGAGAACTTCATTTCTTATTTAAGGCAAAGAGCCTAAAGTGTGCCAAGTTTTGGCATAACGTAACTAAGCACACTTTAAAATCCTAAAGAAAAAGCCTCTGTAGATTGCTCCCACAGAGGCTCGTGATTGAAGTTGCTTTGCAGATTTACTTCGTGAGGAAGTAAAAATTAGACCTTGGCCTTCTTGGACTCGCGCTTGGCCTTTGCGGCGTTGAGTTCGTTGGCCTTGGCCAAGAGTTGAGCGAGCGATCCGATGAGATTGCTCTGCTTGGCAATGGCGGCTTCCTTGTCAGACACGCCCAGCGAGCGAGCAACGTCGTCGCTCCATTCGCCTGCCATAGAGAACACAATCGAGCCGATCTCAGAACGGATAGAGTCGATCTTCTTGAGGACAGACTTTTCGGTCTCGCGATCCGCGCTGACGCCGTATATATGAGCGGCGAAATAGTCGGGCGTGTTGCCCTTGCTGAGATAAGCCTCGCTAGCATCTTCGGCGATGTCGTTGAGATGCTCTTCGACCAAGTCGGTAAGAGCGTTAGAGACGCGCTTCGTTTCAGTGACACTACCGTCGTCGTTCTTGGTCTTGGTGATGTGCTCGGTCGGGATCTCAACGAGAGCTTCGCCGCGCTTGATGTAGTACTCAAGATGGCTGACTGCCAGAACCGGCTTTTGGAACGAGACGATGCGCTCCGCAGACTTGGCAGTCTTGCGAACGTGACGCTCTGCGGTGACAAAAACGGGATTGCCGTCGTTGTCGCTGGTGAATACTGAACCAGCAAAGCTGGCTACGAGTTCGAGGTTCTTAGTGCTGCTCATGATGTTTTGTATTTCTAAAGTGTTGGTAGTTTATTGGGATGTTTATGATCGCGCGACCTTAGACATTTCACTGTCACCAACGGGACGGTAAAGCGATAGAGCTTCTTGGATGCCAAGAATTATTCTCTACAAAAAGAAACCCTCCGTAGAGGGCTTTGCTTTGTAGAGACTAATTAGTTACCGCCGAGAATCTGGCCTATCTCGTAGTCTTCAAGGTGGAAGTCAAGACACATAATGTGAGTGTGCTTGATGTGGTTTATGTATGTATGTAAATCAAAAGATTTACATACAGGAACGAGGCAATAATGATAAGTGCCGTCGAGACTGGGAATGATTACGATCATAGTTTATGCATCTTTGATTGTGATTACACAAGTACCTGTCTGAAATGCACGGCCATTGGTGCCTTTTGCAGAACGCGCAGTAACACGCTTGTGCACCTTGAACACGTCAGGGTGCATTGGCTGAATACTTCCGCCTGTCTTGTGGCCGAAGTTAAGTGCGCCTTTGTAACTCCATTGAGGAGCGCATTTGATACAGCGCGAAAAGCCGAGAGACTTACGCTCTGGGTCTATTAAACAAAGACATCTCAAACAACGATTTGTCATAGTTTAAAACTCTTCATAACGTCCCATATCCCAGGCACTATCATCACCAACAGCCTCGTCACCGTAGAGGCGAAGTTCTTCTCTGATTTCTTCGAGTTCGTCTATTTGTTTGTCTTGTGGTTCTTGTTTCATATTGTTTAATGGTGATTTGGTTTGTGGCTCTCGACGAACTCTTTCGCAGTCAAAAGACTAACTTGGGCACCTGTCAATCTAAGATGCAAATCTCGATAAAGTTTAATGAGTGCAATTTTAACCGATGCATAGTTTGCATTGGTGTCTGTTGGAGGAACACAATTAATCCACAGATTTTGCACCGTAGTGCTCATGTAAGTTACCGAGTGAACCTCACGGATAGGTTCCATGTCTTCGATATGGACAGACAACGGAGCCTCTTCCAGCTTGTGAAAGAAGTGCGTTTCAAGAGTGCGTTCTGCCTCTTGTTTAGTTACTGTGATTTTCATATTTATTTAGGGAAGAAAGATTGACTCAACAAAGATGTAGAGTGCCCAAAACAAGACGCTTGTTCCGAGTGCGAGAAAGAGACCGATAAGAAGTTTTTCTAATTTTTTCATAACTTTAAATCCAATCAATTTTACTAGCAAAGCAAGCCCGTGCAATGCGAGAGACGCTCGGCTTATGACAAAGCCAAGCCTTTGCCTTGTGGACACTATCTTTATCTTTCTTAGCATTACGCTTACTCAAAGGCACAAGCAACTTGTGCATTTTGGATTGCTTCGAGGCAAAGTGCTTGCCTAGATTGACAGCGTTGAATCTGTCATATTGTTTTTGTTTATATGTTTTAGACATAACAAAGAACTAGACTTGTGTCTAGTCTTTGCCTTGTGGTGCGTGGATAGATTGAAGAATAGAAGACTCGAATAGAGTTATTTAGTGCGTGGATATTGCGTGGATAGTGATGCACTACAAGGCAAAGACTAAACACAAAAGCCTTGCGTGTCACCTATTGTAATTCCTTGTAAAAGACAAGGCAATAGCGCAAGACTTTTGATTTAGTTTGTCATTGGTTTTCTTTTGTAAGCTCAAAAGAGACCTTTTGACTAGTCTTTGTTTTTAGTGTTTCTATTATTTTAAATCCCTTTGAATAGTTTCTAAAGTAAAGGGAAAACTAACACTAAGAGCCTAGCTAGTTTTAAAACTAGCTAGTTTTTCTTTAGGTTCCGGTCTATTGCCAAGCCAACCTAAAGAGTCTCAAAGACTATTGGGCTTTTGTTTTTGTTCCTTTGTTTAATTGTCCCGCATTTAATCGGTTCACTCTTTCGCAGAGTCTAGACAATCTCTCAAAGACTACTAACAGCAGCCTTTCCCATTCAACGCAGGGAACACACAAGAGTTAATTCTCTCATATTGTAAGTTAATACTTCTAACGTCTCTTTAGTAAATGCGTTTGAGTTTTAAATCTTAACATTAGCTAAAAAGAGCCGGTTCTTATTATTATTTTAATAAGAGGGATTTACTTTCAACAAAACTACTTTGTCCGATTCTTTAGTGTTTCTCTTAACACTTTAGCTTTTCCCGCTACTAGGTTAAATGCGTTTCTACCGATTTACCTAGACTTTTAAGGCAATTTACACTTTGCCTTAATAGCTTCACGCTACTTCTAAAGAATTAGCCACTCCTTTGGAGTTTTAATCTCAAAGGCACGTTTTATTTATTTTAAATCCGGGTCTCTTATTTTATAAAACCGGGAATTTATAGGTTAGTTTCACTCTTCTAAAAACTCTTTAGAAGAGTGAGTGTTTTACTTCAATCAAACCGTCGCAGGAAGAGCCTTAAGAGCCTCTGCGTTGCTATCCCCTGTCTCAACGTCGCAAGCCTTTAGGAGGGCATTTAAACGCATCCCAAGGGCATTCGATATCGCGCTCAGGGCTTCCCATCTGGCGGTCTCTGCGTCCAAGAAACTCTTAGGACTTCCTTTGGCAAAAGAGCCTTTGACAATAGGGCTAATCGCAGAGCCTTTGGAAACACCTACCGCCTTTGCGCTATCTTTAAGAACTTCCACTTTGCCAATCTCGCGAAGGAAAGTTGCGGGATGGATTGCACAAAGAGAAACTAAATCCCTAACGAAAGGGATTACGGTTGAATTGATTGAATCTTTGTTTTGGATCATGTTAGTTTTTTATTTTAATTTTAAAACACTCAAAAGACGCATTTAAAAAAACGCTAATAATCTTAGAGTGAAACTAACCTATAAATATTTTAATGACTTGGTCTTTTTGGTTTAAAGGAAAACCAAAGAAAAAAGACTCTTAAAAAACACTACAATTCGCGCCTTCCGCTTTCGCAGAGGCTCTAACGTGTTTTCGGAAAAGAACAAAGACTGACAGTGACGACTAGAATCTATGGGCCAAAAACTGTCAACAAAAAAACAAAAACGTAACCTAACCTTAACCTAAACGTAACATAAACGTAACTTGACAAGGCTTTTAAGTATGGCAAAAGCCTTTAAATTAAGTAAAAAACGGGAATACTAAAGAAAACTCAAAAACTAGCAAGTTTTTTCTTTAAAAATTAGAAACGCTAATCCTAGAAAGCAAAAAGCTAATCCAAAAAAGCGAAAGAAAACGAACGTAAATCAGGGAAAACATTTGTAAATCTCAAAAAAAGCAAGCTTTTTATTTAGGTAGTTTTTTAGTTAATTTTAAAAATGTTATAAAATATGGATAATGCAGTCTAGTCTTTTTGGACTCATATTCATTTTAAGCTAAATAGCATATTAAGATAAAAAAAAATAAAAAATACACTAAATAACATATGAGAGTATTAAGTGTTAAAAAAAATATGTTATTCAACCTAATTTAGACACAAGCCCAAATTGACCTAGGGCTGTTATCCATATTTCCCACCGTTTAAAGCCTTCTGGTCTCGCTAATTTAGGATTTAACGCACAGGCGCACACCGTTATAACGTTATAACGTTATTTAACACTAACGTTACTATTTAACACTAACGTTATTTAACACTAACGTTATAACGTTACGGCTATTTAGTAATAACGTTAACGTTAACGTTACCGATAACGCCACTATTGTACAACAGAACGAAGGCCCGAACTTTTTGCGCAATATCCGAACATGCCTGCACACAGATTTTATTGATTTTTTAGGGCTAAAAGTGTATTCTTTCTCTGGCCTTTCTATTGCTTTAATCCTTTTATAATGAGCGATTTAATGATGCGTAATCAGATAGTTGGCCTGAGGCGCGCCGGAATGACGTGTGAAGAGATCTCTGTGGCGCTTGAGATAGATCCTGTTGTTGTTCGTATTGCACTAGAAGCAACTGGCGGCTCTGCTGTTCTGAGAAAAGAAGCCCTCAAAGAAGACGACATCACCGATGACGTGTCTGAAAGTGAAGCTAAAGAGATGATGGGCATCATCAAGAACATAGCGCGCGATGAAGACTCTGGCGTATATGCCCGGCTGAACGCGGCTAAGTATGCCCACGGCGCAAAGCGGGGTTATCATAAGCGTCATCTCGATCTTAACGTGGGCTCTGGCGAGCTATTGCTTAAGATCAACGAAGCCTATATGTCTGCGTCTATGCGTGCAAGAGCGGCCTTAAGCGGCCAATCTCTCACCGCCAAAGAACTCACCGTCATCGAGGCCCCAACAACCGTAGAGGCGTTCGTCAAAGAAACCATTAAGGAAACCCCAGCTAACCAATCCCCAATC